GGCCAACTAGCGGCGGCGTGCGCGATCCAGTATGCCTGGTATTGCGCGGAGGACTGCAGGTTGAGCTGCAGTAGCGTGAGCAGCATGGCTTACAGCGTATTCAGCGCGTCAAGCGTGTTCTGCGTTTCCGCGATCTCGGCATCCAAGGCGTCGATGCGTTCGACATCTCCGAGCGCCACGGCGTTGGCTCGGCTGGTATTCAGGGCCGCGAGCCTATTGCTGGCCAGCGTAATTAGCTGTGGGATTGTCATACCAGCACCACCAGTTCTTGCGAGATTGCCGACAGGTGCGACTGCAGCAGCACTACGTCGTAGGTGTCGGTGCCGTCCAACGCGGCGTAGGCCGCAATCCGCTTGCCGAGGGCTGCGGTGCCTGACTGGATGAAGTCGGTGTTGGTGTATGGCGACAGCACCCGGTTTTGTACATCGAAGCGATAGAACTGATTTGCGGCCGACGCAACGTAAGCGTTGATGTAGAACATCCGGCCTTCGTTCTCAAACGGTGAGTAACTCCCGCATGTGCCGACGCCGATAGTCACCGTGTTGCCGTCGTATGCAATCGCGCCCGTCCATGTGCCGGTGATGCTTGCCGCGATGTCCAAAACGTCCAGTGTGACTGCGCCACCTCGGAAGAAGTAGCAGAAGCTGTGCCGAGCGTTGCGCGCCGCGTCCGGCTGTATACCCCAGCTTGGCATCCACATACCACCCGCCGCCTGCGCCGCCGGAGCTGCGCCGAAATACGTGGTTGACCAAGCCGCAGAGGCGATGCTGTTGGTACCGTTGTTGACCGTCGCGTCACTGTAGTTGTAGGTGTAGACAGTCGTGGTAGCCGTGGAGCGCACCAGCATCAGGTTCGGCAACTCGATCACGAATTTTGCTGACGCGCTAGGCGTTACCGTCCAAGCAGTGCCCAGCGTGTACACAGCCGACGGCCCTGCCGTGTGGCTGGCGATAATCCGGCGCTGCCCGACAGCCGTTACGTTTGTCGTGTCCTCGACGATCCGGATTTGGAAGTTGCGATACTCGTTCGCAAGGACGCCGCTATCGCCCAGCGTGGCCTGCCCGGTGATAGTGCCAGATGCCGCCGCCGTGGCTGTCAGGGCGTAGCGAGACACCACGCCCGTGTCGTAGTTGTACGCGCCCTTGATCATCCCATCACCCGGAGAGCAGTCGTAGGGCGTGTACTGCTCGTCCAACACCATGATGTCGCTGTCCGTGCCGATGGTGGCGGGCAGATTGGTCGTGGACAGACCGGTGGACAGGGTGTTCGACGCCACCTCAAACGAGCGCCAGATGTTCGATGCAACCGTACCCGCACCGAGCGAAAACAACCGACCGGCAATGATCTCGTATCGGGCACCTGTCGCCGGTGTAAACCCGAAGGACGAAAGGACGGTGATCGTTGGAGTAGTGCCCGACGTATTGCCGGTGATGTACCGCTCAGCCGTCTTGCCCGCCACGGTGTCGATGATCCGCAGCTTGAAGCCGTACTCGCCCGAGCCACCCCTGTTCGCCAGCATGTTCAGGCCGACTGCCGTAGGCAAAGCCGTGGACAGCACTACCGAGGTTGTCGTGGCTCCCGCCGCAATGGTGCCCACCAAGCCCAGCGAGGGTACAAACGCAGATGCCGCGCCAGCGCCGAAGGTGCCTGCCAAGGCCATCGAGGCCATAGGCTGCCACGCCTTGGTGACGACGTTGTACCTGTTCAGCACCGTGTTGCTGACGGTCTGGTACACAAAGGGGTTGCGCGAGACATCTGAGCGCAGATCACTCGCCATGGACGCCGCCGCAGCGTGCGCGTTGGGGGCCGGGTTGACCTGACGCCAGACCAGTTGGTCGATGATCTTCTTGAACGTGTTTGCCATGTGTGGCTCCTATGTAATCCGAGCGCGGACGCATTGCGCCCAGGCGGTGCGGTTGGTGTCGAAAATCTGCATCTGCGCGGAGTAGCCGCCGACGGCTGCGACGTTGCCCACAGTGGTCACAGTGGTCACAGTGGTGACCGCCGCTAATGTGGGCAATGTCTCAACGGTCACCGTGCCGCGCTGCCGACCGAGCGATTTGTCGTAGCCCAGCGGGGCCATCAGCATCTGCAGGATTCGCAGCAGCACGCCGCCAGACTGCGCATCAGCCACCGGCAGCGGGGTTGCCTCGCTCACATCAGCATAAGAGCCGTCTGCGCCGAATCCGGCTTTGATGCGCTGGTACTTGACTCCGCCGATGTCGTCCGACGCTATGACATCGCCGCCAGTGCCGGGGTTGAGGGTCGTGTTGTCTGCCATGCGTTAGCTCCAGGTTGCTGTGACTCGCGGACGAAACGCGGAGGATGTCAGCGAGCCGGGTACGTAAGTGGGGAGCGAGAGAGTCGGGTTGAAACTGGCCGCCGCAGTTGTGGGTATCCAGATTTGCCGGGGGGCGAAGAGTTGCCAGGGGTTTGCTGATAGCTCTCGCGCCTCTTGCGCCGACAGCCTGCGGTTGTACAGCGCTATCAGATAGTCGGTCGCCAGCAAACCGTTGCCATTGTTTGTGTTCTGGTGCCAATTGATGAAAGATGAACCACGCCAATTCCACGGCACGTTATCTAATGTGTCAAGGCGCACACCGTTCACGAAAAAGTTGGAACCGGCTGTGTCTCCGGTCAGCAAAAAATCGATGTCGGTATCGATTGGAAACGAGCCCGCTGACGCTGCGATATTGTTGCCATCTACCCGCGCATTCCATGCACCGGCTCCGTTTTCCCACACCAGCGTATTACCAGTGCTCACCTGGCTGTCGCGGAACATTGCAGGGCCGGCAGCATTGCGCTGCCCCTTCCAAAAAACGGAGCCCGCTGTTTCCACATACCCGGCAGGAAACGTGTAGGTCTGGTAAGCCGTGCCGCTTGCATTACCATACCGCTGCCCCAGGCCAGACGGACCGACGACACGAGTAATCGTCCCTGTCGCGCTGATTTGCCCGCCGTGGACTACGTTGTAAAGTTGTTGCCCGCTGACTGTGGGCACCAGCAGCGCCGTAAGTCCTCTCGCCAGCGGATTGCCCCAATCCACCTCAGCCGCATCTTGCGGTTGCTCGGTCCAAGGTCTGCGCAGTATCAGCATTACGCGATGTCGTACTTGATGCCGACAAACTCAAACGAGTTGGTGTTGACTGCCGTGTTTCGCAGATTCACGCCAGTGTTGTGGCTCACAAACAGCCCCCAGAACTTAGGCATCACGCCTCCAAACCTGGACGCAACGCTGAACGGCAGCACAGGGTACTGAAAATCACTCGTTGCCACCGGCACTGCAACGGCAGCGCCGAACCGCAGCGCACCCAACACGCCAGCGTTCGCCAGAGTCTCGGCAGAGTCGGTTCCGTCCAGCACATCAATCGGGGTAGTCGCCAGAGATGTATCTGCGCCCCAGACGTAGACCGAGATCGTGGTGTTCGCTGTCGGTGTCGTGCCCACGGACACAAACCCGGACACGATGCAGTCCATGTACTTGTTGGTCGTGTTATCGATCTGGCTCGACTCCCGACCGGCCAGAAACGTGGCAGACGAACCAAGGTTCGCCAAGTCCATCGTAATCGCTGTGTTGGCGCTGTAGCTAGGCGTCGCCGTTGCCATTACATGCTCCTCGCGGCATCTACCACCTGATAGCTAATCGCGCCCTCGACCAACATCGTGGCAGGGCTTGCGTCCGAGCCTGCACCCGTGGCAAACAGCTTCTCCAGCACCGTGGCGGGCCGCTTGCAATGCACGTAGATTGCCGCCCTCACCGCAAGATCAGCAGAAGTGCCAACCCATGCAGCGTCAATGCCTGCTCGCACGTTGGTTTTTGCCGCGTTGATGGTGCCTAGCCGCCCGAGCCAATCCCAGATACGCGCCTTCCCCACCGACAAGTTATCCACCCGCGCCCAATCCATGCCGTTACGCATGATTTCGTCAATGGACACGTTTGTTTTCCAGACGATGAAAGCGGGCTCTGCGGGCAAATTCAGTTGTTGCGCGATGGCGTAGCTACCGTCCGAATTTGCGGGAAACGTGGACAGCACAGGGTCTGCAAGAATGAATGCCTTAAGCGCTTGGAGTTGAGCGGGCGACATTTAGTTGCCCTCAGTGATGACGAAGCTCGTAACACTCACCGGCTGCCCCGAAACAATCGTGGTCGTCGTCAGGTTCAAGTCAGAACCAGAAGTCCCCACATCGCCATCAAGCACGAAGTTAGACCCGCCCGACTGCACGATGCGAAACCATGTCGCCGTACCCGATGCGTTTGCGCTGCTGTCCTGCGTGATAGCGTTGAGCGTCAGCACCCCAGCAGAAGCCGCAGGGGCAAACGTAGCCCCGCAGGTAAGCTCCGCAAGCAGCGTGGTCGCAGTGCCGCCCCGAGCAGGGCGTGTGCCATCATAGATGCGCAGCAGTGCGTTAGCGCCTGCGCGAGTCGTGATCGCGTCAAGCATTGCGTTTCGAATGCTTGTGGTGTCGTATGCAAGTGCCATCAGAGTCCCTCCATGCGGCCATCTACGCCGCGAGTAATTGGTTTCACCACCCCACCGACATCAATACCGACTGCGCGTCCAGTATTGTCGCGGACAATCTTTTTCGGTGCGGTAGCGTAGTTGTGTATTGCGTCAACTTTTTCGCTTATCGCCGTGATGGCATCCAAAACACTGGTGTCAGGCGCAAGCTCTTCAGTTATCTGATTCGCTGCCGATGTTTGCGCCGATAGCGATGCAGTGTCCATAGCCGTCTGCGCGCCGATCTGAGCGACTTGTATTTTTGTCGCCGCGTCAAGCTCAGCCTTCCAGCGGTCGAACTCCAGCCGCTGCGCCTCTGCCGTCGCCGCCTGCTCTGCCTTCATCTGCTCGACCTGGGCATCAATCTGCGCCTTGAACTGAGCTAGTTGCATGTCCGATTGCAGGCGCATCTGGTCGGCCTGTTGGGTGGCCTGCATCTTGGCCTGCTCAATCTGCATCCGGCCCTGCTCGACTTGCTGCTGTGCTTGCAGCTTCAGCATCTCAGGGTCAGGCGGCGGCTCTGGCTTTGGCTCTTTCGCCTTCTCAGCCGATGCGCTGATGAACTGCTCTAGGCTCGCCTCCATGCCCTGCCCTGCTTTGAACGAGCGAACGCCGAACATAAGCATCTCACCGAGCAGCGGGGCCAGTTCTGTCGGAGCCTGCACAGCCTCGCGGATAAACCCGCCTGCTGCCGTCAGGAACTCCAACCGGTCAGCCTTTTCCTGCGCCTCGTCCAGTTCCACCATTGAATCGCTGGCAACAGAAATGCGGAAAGACCTCACGACATCGTTGCGCAATAGCTCGATGGCCTGCGGCAGTAATGCGGCGTCTTTTGATGTCTCCATTGACGACATTTTTACAAGCACCTCAGGCCGATACATGCTGCACATGATCTGCGCCTTCATCCGCAAAATGTCCGACGCCATCCGCGCAACGTCCATCTGGATATGCTTCAGGCGAAGGCTTGCGAACTGCGACTTGATCTGCTGCGCCGTCGCTGTTTCACTTGCAACAGATGCGCCCCGGATGATGTCCGATAGGCCGGTGATCTCGTAAATTACCTGCTTCGACTGATCCCGCGCTTGGTAGAGCGCCGCAAGAGCCTGCAAAACAGCATCAACCGGCAGAAAATCAACCGTTCCCTTGAGTCCGCCCTTTTCCGCGAACATCGCCCAGGTGGACACCGGGATCAACTGGTTATCGACGCCCTCATCAAGCATCCGCTGAACGCCCTGCTGGCTTGAATCGTAAACCCCGACCACCTTGACAGCCCGCACCAGCAGCGAAATGCGCTCGGTGATCTCGTCCATCTCTTTCGCTTGGTCTTGATACTGCCGGAAGTCAGCGACGGGAATCAGCGTATCCGTCGTTAGGGACGCGTACAGCGGCTTAGGACACGGGAAGAAGCCCTCAAGTTCTAGCGGATCAGGGCGAACGTCCAGAATCTCTTGTGCGCCCTCTGCGTGCCAGTAAACAACCTTCTCGCTCTTGTTCCATATTTCCCAGACTTTCGCCTTCTTCATGCGATCAAGCTGGTCGGCGCTTGCCCCGTTCGACTTCATCTCATCGATGCCGATAGGCTCATGGCTCAGCGGAACATCCTTGAAGATGTCGCCGAACCGTTTCATGCCCTCGTCGCGGCTCATGTACACCAACCGAGCCACCCACGACACCTCTTCCCACGTCCTAGCGGGCGAAGTCCTGAAGTCTTCCCAAAACACGTAATCGACCGGACTGCACTCATCTGCGCCCATGCTCTTGGCGTCTGCATCGTCCGTTACTTGAGCATCAGGAACGCCAGCATCCTCGGCAGGCTCAAAGCGAAGCCACGCCACGCCACGCCCCGGCAACAGCCTGTCTAGCACCGTGTTTCTCAGCGCAGAGTCGAAGTCCGAATAGTGGTCGATCTCAAACTGAAGCGCTCGCTCCAGCACTTCGCTTGCGCACCGTCCAACAGGGTCAGCATCCTTGAACCTACGCGATACCTCTGCCTTGGGGCGCTTGGAGTACACCGCAGGGGCGAGCGTTTGGACGTTTGACCAGAGTATGTTGTACTTGCGGGCGCTATCAGACAGCCCGCGATCGTCCCGATACCGCTTGACGATCTTCCGGCCAGCAGCGAGGAAGTCTTTGTCGGTCTTCTTCGCTAGCTCTAAGTCGGTTGACCAGCGGCGAGCCAACCCGCCCCGGTCAATCTCTTTCTCGTCCATTACCCGACAAACACCGTGACAGTGCCAGTGCCGCCGATAGTCACGAAACACCCTGTCGCAAACGCCGCAGGGATTC